TGATGAAACCAGCGAATGGTTCAAAGACATTTCGGTTGATCTGAATGATTGGGTGGTCATTCGCCCGTCTGATGGCTGGGCAATCACGGTAAACAATGTGTTGTGCCGAATCGTTGATGACACTGCGGTGCGGGGCAAGATCGACGTTCCAGATCGCGTTTGGTAAGGTGAAAAATCATGTCTGAAACTGAAAAAGAGATCGAAATTGACTTTGATGCAGTAGAAAAAGCTGCAAAAGAGCCTGAAATCAAGATTGAAGACGCGAAAGAAGCGCTTCCAGCCGAAATTTCTCCTGAAGAAGGCATTGAAACGTTCAAAAAACGGTTTGAAGAAGAGCGTTTGGGGCGAATTGAGGCTGAAAGGCGGGCTGATGCGGCGGCTAGGGCTGCACATGAAGCCCGAGGGCAGGTTGATGAAGGTAATTTGCACCTCGTAAACAGCGCAATCGACACTTTGAAGCGCGAAGCTAGCATCTTGAAGGCCAACCTTCGGGCAGCAATGGCTAACAGCGACTATGATGCTGCGGCGGATGCCCAGGAAGCCATTTTTGACACCAAGGCCAAGCTTCTTCAGCTTGAAAATGGCCGTTCTGCCATGCAGGAGCAGGCTCAAAACCCGCGAATGCAACCGCAGCCAATCTCGGCCCATGATCCGGTGGAAACGCTGGCTTCTCAGCTATCCCCCAGGTCTGCCGCGTGGGTTCGCTCTCATCCTGAGTTTGCCCGCAATGAGCGGCTGACCCAGAAGATGGTTGCGGCGCACAATTTTGTCACTGCGGATGGCATGCAGCCCGACACCGATGAGTATTTTGAAACGGTGGAGCGTCTTTTGGGGGTGCGGGCTCCTACGGCCTCTGTGGAGGCTGCTGAAGCCCCTATGTCTGCGGCGGCTGCGCCAGCCCAACGCCGATCTTCCCCGGCTGCTGCGCCTGTCAGCAGGTCAGGGACAGGCACTGGTGGCGGTGGCCCCAATGTGGTGCGGCTGTCTGCCGATGAGCGTGAAATGGCCAAAATGATGAACATGACCGCTGAAGAGTACGCTCGAAACAAGCTTGCCCTGATCAAAGACGGCAAGCTGACCAAGCACTGAAAGAAAGGATTGAAAAATGGAAAATGCACCAATGCGCCGTGGTCGGCGCCCTCGCATGGCGAGGCCCGATCTTGCCCCACAGGTTGAAGGCGATACGCCGGATGAGGATGCCGTGGCTGAAGCTGCCGTAACGCCCAACAGGGTGCTGCGCCCGCCCATGCGAAAGGACTATTCTCTGGCTTCTGCGGAAAGCCGCACGGCTGAAATTCTGGGCCATGTCGGCACCGTGTCTGAAGGGCTTGATGAATTCTACATTGACCGCTCCAGGCTGCCCGCAGGCTGGGATGCTGAATGGAAGACCAAGACGGTGCTGGGGGCTGAAGACCCGGCTCAGATGGTTTCCTATGCCCGCATGGGCTGGGAGCCTGCGCCGCTGGATATGTTCCCTGAAATGATGCCGCAGGGCTGGAAGGGCAATACAATCGAGCGTAAGGGCATGATCCTGATGATCCGCCCCCGCAAGATCACGGATATGGTGCGCCAGGCCGATGCCCAGAAAGCGCGCGACCAGATCAGGGCCAAGGAAGCGCAGCTTTCCTCGGCACCGGATGGGCAGTTCACTCGCGATCACTCCCAAGTGAAGCCAAAGATCAACAAGGGCTTTGAGCCCATGCCGATCCCGATGGATTGATCCTGACCATTTTCCTGATGTCAGGAAAATGGTTGACACAAACTGAAGGGGGCTTCGGCCCCCTTTACCCCCACAAAATGTGTTGATCTCTTTGGGGGTGTTGGCGTATGGTCCACATTGCCTTCCCCCGGTGTGGAAGGTTTGAGCTTTTTCCGCTCCCTAGCCGCCCCGGTGCGCGGTAACGGCGCTTTCAATCGGAGGACCGATTCGTGGCAAACACGAATACCCCCTTCGGCTTTGCGCAGTACCAAGGCGGCGCTGGTGGGGCTCCCACCTTCGCTCAGACGGCACGGCGCATTGCCTCTTCAAATACCACGGCGATCTATTTCGGCGATCCCGTCATGCCGGTGGTCAGCACGGCCAACGGTTACATCACCCAGGCTTCTCCCGGCACCACGACCCTCGCGGGCATCTTCGTGGGCTGCCAGTATTTGTCCACCAGCCAAAAGCGCACGGTGTGGTCGAATTACTGGCCGGGTGCTGACGCTACGGGCGATGTGATTGCTTATATCATTGACGATCCGAATACTCGTTTCGTCGTGATGGGCAACAGCACGACCTTCAACATCTCTGGCACCCTTTCCGCATTTGGTACTTCGCCGATTGGCAAGTACGCTCAGTTTGCGATTGGGACGGGCAATACCGCTAACGGCATTTCCGGCGCGTACCTCAACTCTGTGGCTACGACCGTGACGTTCCCGTTTGTTGTGATTGACCTGATCATTGCTCCTCCGGGTGCGAATGGTGCCGATCCAACGACCGCTTACAATCATGTGGTTGTCGGGTTTAACAACGAGTGGCTGCGCAGTAATGGCGCTGGCCCGACCGGCATCTCGTAAGGAGGGCATGAACCATGGCTGTTAATCTTTCGGCTATTAAAGACCTGCTCCTCCCAGGCTTGCGTGGTGTTGAAGGTAAGTACGAGATGATTCCATCTCAGTACGATAAAATCTTCACCAAGCATGACTCCAAGATGGCGCTCGAGCGTACCGCTGAAATGCGTTACCTCGGCCTTGCCCAGCTCAAGACCGAAGGCGGCCAGACCGCTTTTGATAATGGCGCTGGCGAGCGTTTCGTCTACAACCAGGAGCATACGGAAATTGCGTTGGGTTACGCGATCACCCGCAAGGCGATTGACGATAACCTGTACAAGACGCAGTTCCACCCGTCGAACCTCGGCCTGATTGAATCCTTTCAGCAGACCAAGGAAATCTACGGCGCGAACATCCTGAACACGGCAACGACCTACAATGCTTCCATTGGTGGTGACGGTGTGGCGCTTTGCTCCACTTCTCACCCGATTGATGGTGGCACGGTGGCGAACCGCCCGACCACGGATGTTGGTTTGAACGAAGCAACCCTGCTGAACGCGATGATTTCCGTGCGTACCAACTTCAAGGACCAAGCTGGCCTGAAGGTGTTTGCACGGGCGCGTAAGCTGATTGTTCCGCCGCAGCTTGAACCGACCGCGATCCGTCTGACGAAGACTGAATTGCGGCCTGGCACTGCTGACAATGATGTCAATGCCATTATGATGACGGCGGGCGGTCTGCCGGAATCCTACATGGTCAACGACTTCTTGACCTCGCAGTATGCTTGGTTCCTGCTGACAAACATTGATGGGCTCTCCTACATGGAGCGCATTAAGTTTGAAACCGATATGCAGGTCGATTTCGTCACGGATAACCTGTTGGTGAAGGGCTATGAGCGTTACAGCTTTGGCTACTACAACTTCCGGTCTATCTTCGGGTCGTTCCCGACTTCGTAATCCCCGTAACGGTCCCCTGGCATTGTGTCAGGGGGCTAACTCAGGAAAGGGCTAAAAATGGGTGCTACTCACTTTAGCGGTCCTGTTGTTTCGGGGACCTTGCAGCAGGGTGAAACCGACGGCCCCAACCAGGGCTTTTCGGTTCTTACTCAGTCTACTTCGATCACCCAAAACAGCACGACTGCTGTTTCTTCCACGCTGTATATCCCGGCTGGTTCTGAGATCATTGATTTCAACATTGATGTTCTCACGGCATTCAATTCTGCCACTTCGGCAACTCTGTCTGTTGGCCTAACGGCTGGTGGCACTGAGTATGTGAGCGGCGTGAACGTGAAGGCTGCCACTGGCCGCATTGCTCCGACCTTCACGGCGGCGCAGCTTGCAGCAATGAATGGTGTTACCACCACTGGTACTGCCGCTCCGACCACTGCTCCGGTAGTGGTTACTGTAACCCCTGTTGGCGCGACATCTGCTGGCTATGTCGTTGTCACCATCCTCTATGCCCAGCTTTAAGGAAAACCGCTATGAAGGGTCGTAAAGGTCTCGCGGCTGGTGGTGAATCCCCGGCTGCTGGCACGAAGGATTGGGAGCAGGATGTCGCTTCCAAGCCTACGCGCCGTGTAAATGCTCCCAGCATCATGAATGCTGCTGAAGAGCGCAAGCGTGGCGGCAAGGCCATGGGCAAAATCCATGGCGCTGCTGCCAAGATGCATGCTGGCCGCAAGGCTCGCAAGGCTGGTGGCAAGGTGGGTTCCAACATGAGCCCGCTCTCCAGCGCGCATGCTGGCACCCCTGCTAAGGGCCGCAAGCTCGATAGCATGGGTCAGTGATTGGTGGGGGCTTCGGCCCCCATCTTTCCTTTGGAGGGGATCATGGCTGGCGCTTGGACACGCAAGGAAGGGAAGAGCCCTGAAGGCGGCCTGAATGCAAAGGGCCGGGCTTCGTTGCGCGCTGAAGGTCGTGATATTAAGCCGCCTGTTTCCCGTGAAACAGCGCAGAAGAGTGAAATGGCAGCCGCAAGGCGCCGCAGTTTTTGTAGCCGGATGGAAGGCATGAAGGCCAAGTTGACCTCTGCTGCAACCGCGCGTGATCCTGACAGCAGGATCAATAAATCGCTTCGGAAATGGGATTGCTGACATGAGCAAGGCAATTCCCGAAAATCCGCGTCTTTGGGCGTCCGTTAAATCGGCGGCCAAGAAGAAGTTTGATGTGTATCCCTCTGCCTATGCCAATGCCTGGGCTTCCAAAGAGTACAAGGGCAAGGGCGGCAAGTGGAGCGGAGCTGACAACAGGGTCAGCAAGAAATGAAGGGTGGCCTGGGCAAGTGGTTTGGCGAGAATTGGCGCGACATCAAGACCGGCGAGGAATGTGGTCGCAGCGGGTCTGACAAAGCCGAGAGAGCCTACCCTGCCTGCCGCCCTGCTGCTGCGGCTTCTCGCATGACATCAAGCCAGAAGGTGATGATGTCGGCAAAGAAGACCGGATCAGCAAGGCAATCGTGGCCGGTGTCACCATCGGGCAAGAAGAAATGATGCTCGCCGTTTCAGCGTTAGTTTGGTAAATATCTTTTCCGCAAAGCGGAATGGAAGAAAGAAGGAGAAGGCGTGATGGCCACTACAGCTTGGTCAATTACTCAAAGTGGTCGTTATGAGCCTTTTGAGCTTCAGGTGGCGCGCGGCCAGATTTCTTGGCACGAAACGCTATTCCAATTTGGCACCAACCTAAATGTGGGTACGTCTTTTTCCACCTTATGGCCCGGCGGTGGCACTCTTTATTCATACCCTTCCGCTGCTACTGTTCTTAAAATTTCAGCCGCAAACGCGAATGACACG